CCGGATACGGCTACGGCTCCGGATACGGCTACGGCGACGGCTACGGCTCCGGATACGGCTACGGCGACGGCTACGGCGACGGCTACGGCTCCGACGACGGCTCCGGCTACGGCTACGGCATAAAATCATTTTGTGGTGATTCGGTCTATTCGGTCGATAACGTGCCGACCATCATTGACAAGGTACGCGGGAACGTCGCAAAGGGTCGCGTTCTCATGACTGACTTTACCGTTCGCCCGTGCTTCATCGTCAAGCAGGGCGGGACATTCGCCCACGGCGACACACTTCGGGAGGCACAGGAAGCCATAACAGAAAAGCTGTTTGAGGACATGCCGGAAGAAGAGCGGATAGAGGCTTTTGTTACGGCTCACGAGCTCGGAAAGACGTACCCGAACCGCGACCTCTACGAATGGCACCATAAACTCACGGGAAGCTGCGACATGGGGCGCAGAACGTTCGTTGAAAACCACGGTCTCAGTCTGGACGGGGAAACAACCGTCGAGGAATTTATCTCGCTCACGCGGGACGCTTACGGCGGCTCCACTATACGGAGGCTGGCGGAGGCTTACGTAAGGAGACGGAAAGCATAATGAAGTGCGAAACTTGCCTTAACGCCCGTCCTGTCATTTCAGAAAACGGCATGCACAGTGTTTGCTGTCTTTCGTCTGGGAAAGCAACAGAGTGTATGATCGGAAAAAAAGACCACAGGACGGTGATTTATATGACCAAACTGAACCCGTGTCCGTGCATGGAACAGGAGGGTTGATATGCCCTTGTTAAAGATGCTCTTTCCCGCGCTCATGGTTGCCGGGGCGCTGGGAAGTCTGGTTGTGAATGTGATCGAGAAAGGCAATTATGCCGTAAGCATCCAGTGGGTGGGCGCAGCGCTGTTGTATACGGCGCTGATGATTCGGAATGGACAGTAAGATCAATTGAGTGCGGAAGGGAAGTCTGGGGTGTCTAAGATGAAACCGTGCCCCTGTGAGGCGTGTGAAATCAGGAAAGCTCTTGCGAACGCGTTTGATATACACATATACGGAGACGATTGCTGGCGTATCTGCGAGGAGTTTGAAGAGTGGAAGCATCTGATTGAAATGAAGGAGGATGCCGGAGAAGTGGAATCCGCAGACTATTTCGATGAAATGAACGAGCTTGTTGACGCTTTCTTCTTGAAGATCGACAACGCAATCCTAACACAAAAGCAAGCGTTAAAATCTGCGTTAAAAACGCATTGGAGGGATACAAATGATCGTTAAACCCGAGAACATGAACTTTTCCCAGAAGAACATCATCATGATCATTAGCGGGCTCCCCGGCGTGGGGAAGACGACGCTGGCGCTTTCTGCCCCAGATCCGGTTCTTATCGACTGTGACGAAGGAATCGTCCGCGTGAATCCCGCTCACCGGAAAGACACCATCATGTGCAGCACATATGAGGAGCTTCTTTCCGATCTCAAAACCCTGTCTGGATACAAGACCCTCATCATCGACACGGGCGGGGCGCTGATCGATCTACAGAAAGACTGGGCGCTCCGAAACGAGCCCTCCGCAAGCAAAAAATCAGGCGGCTTTTCTCAGCAAGGGTACGGATTTGTTAAGTCAGAGTTCCTTCGGCTTTCCGCTGATATCCGGAAGCGTTTCAATATCATCTACCTGTTCCATGTCAGTAAGGACAAGAACGGGGATGAAGTTTTCTACGATCTCGTATGTGAAGGAGCCGCAAAGACGCTCGTATGGCAGCCGGCTGATCTGGGCGCGTATCTCCACATCGTCAACGGCGATAGGTACTTAGGGTTTTCTCCCACCATGAGCTACAATGCGAAAGCCGCCTATGGGATCAAGGGGCTTGTCAAGGTTCCGGAGCTCAAAGAGGGAGACGCAAACGACTTCCTGACGCGGCTCTTTGAGCAGGTGAAGCGTAATATCGCTGCGGAAAACGAAGCACTTGCGCCGCAGAAGGAAGCCTACAAGGCCGCCATGAAGGACGGTCTCCAGCTTATCGAGAATATTGACGCACCAGACAAGGTTTTTCCCGTCATGGATATGATCAAGTCGATGACCCACGCGCTCACGAGCGAAAAGGAGCTCCGTGCGGCCCTCACCGCCCGTGTCAAGGTGCTCGGCTATGAGTACGACAAGGAGAAAAAAGCATACGTGGAGAAGGGCGCATGAGTAAACCGCTGCTGATCACGCAGACGCTTCTTTCCTCTTGGCAGTGGGCGCTGGACGGAGGAAAGATGGATGATTTTTCTTCTGTTCTACGCAGGGAGGCGATTCCGGACAATAAAGCCATGATGGACGGGAGACGATTTGAGAACGTCTTACAGGCCGTTTGTGAGGGTTCGGCGATACTCCCGTCCCATGAGTGGTACAAGCCCATACGCGGGCTCTCAAAGATTCTCAGCGGCAGTCAGTATCAGGTGAAAATGTCCCGGCCCCTGACGATGGAAGGAATAGAGTTTGTGTGCTATGGCGTCGCGGACTTTGTGAAAGCTGGTATCATCTACGACACGAAATTCAGCCACAAATACAAGGCGGGGAAGTACCTGACAAGCCCGCAGCACCCCATGTATTTTTACCTCTGCCCGGAGGCCTACGAGTTCCAGTATCTCATCTGCGATGGCATGTCGTGCTATAAAGAGGCGTACCGGCCAGAGGATACGGAGCCTATAGAGGACATTATCAGGCGGTTCCTTTCATGGATGCGGCGAACCGGAAGAATGGAAGAATATACAAAGAACTGGATATCTAAGTATTAAGGAGGAGCAAGAATGAGCTGGTCAAACTACAAGAGAGAAGAGAGGCCGCGCCTTTCTCCGGGGGATTACCGGATGGAGATCGTGAAGGTCGTGGAAAAGGTTAGCAAGGCGGGAAACCCCATGCTGGAGATCGAGCTGAGACCGAATGGGAGTTCCATCATCATCCGCCACTACATCGTACAAAATGAATTCTACAACCGGAACATGACAGAGCTCTTCGATTCCTTCAACATCGACGAAGGGGACTTCGATTTCCTCACATGGCCGGGGGCGACCGGCGCGGCTCGTCTAAAAGAAGATGACCGCGGATATTTGAAAGTACACTATTTCATCAAGCGGGAACGCGCAGAAAACCTTCCGGAGTGGGTGGGCGAAATCCCGGAACGCCAGAAAGTAACGGACTTTTCTACCATCAAGGAAGACGATGATCTTCCGTGGGAAGTGAGCGAAGAATGATAACACGTCGCACGGACGCAGAGATCAAAAAAGCCCTGAAAGAGCTGGTCGTCCTGTGCGACACGCGGGAGCAGAAAAACGGCCACATCATAGACTGGTTCGGGAAAAATGGTGTGGCCTATGTCTCCCGGGGACTTGAAACAGGGGACTACTCCGTCGAGCTAAACGGCGTCGGCTATGAAGACGAGATCATCATAGAGCGCAAGGGGAGCCTCGATGAGCTGGCGGAGAATTATACCGCCGGTCGGGAAAGATTCGAGCGCGAATTCACAAGAGCAAAAGCCGAAGGGACAAAAGTATTCCTTGTTATTGAGGGCGCGAGCTGGACAGATATTTTTCTGCATAACTATAGATCAAAGCTGAACAACAAATCTTTGATAGCCTCCCTGTTTTCATGGCAGACGCGGTATAACATCACGGTGCTGTTTTGCAGTAAGGCCGACGCTGGGAAGATCATTCACGGTCTACTGTATTACTGGATCAGGGACAGGATTAAGAGAGGATAGACGATGGGAACATACCTGAAAATCTTTGTTGATAGTCTGGATAAGTACCGGAAATTGAACGATGCCGAGTTCGGACGCTTGATAAGAGCCGCTTTAACCTACAAGGCGACGGGGGTGGAAGTCGAGCTGATGGGTCGTGAGGAACTTCTTTGGGATGGGCTGAAACTGGATATTGACAGAGAGAATGAGAACTATGCTTCCGTCGTAGCGACAAGGTCTGAGGCAGGAAAAAAAGGCGCGTCTGCCAGATGGGAGAAAGAGAAAGGCAATAGCAAAAGCCATTTTGAAAATGGCAAAAATGGCAAAAGCCATTTGCCATATGGCAAAAATGGCCAAGACAAAGACAAAGACAAAGACAAAGACAAAGAGAATATACCCCCCTATAATCCCCCCACGGGGGGAGATCGCGTGAGTTATTCCGTCGATTTTGAACGGTTTTATGCGGAGTACCCGCGGCAAGTGGGGAAAAAGCCGGCGTATACGGCGTGGAAAAAGCTGAAACCTGACAAGTCGCTGTTGGAGAAGATCCTTGAGGGGCTGTCCCGTTGGAAGGCAAGCGAGGATTGGACGCGGAATGGCGGGCAGTTTGTTTGCTATCCGCAGAAGTTTTTGAACGCCCGCATGTGGGAGGACTTCCCGACGCCCGCGGGCGGAGCACCTACGGAAGATGGGGAAGAAGACGACTTTTTGGAGCTGATGAGGCGCGCGGAGGAAGAGAGAGACGATGAGTGAGGACTACAGAGACGCGGAGGGGTTCCTTTGCTGCGGGCTGTGCCGCACGCGGAAGGAGGCTGACGTGCCGTGGCCCGATTTGCGGACGGGGAAGGTGCGGCTGCGCCGTGTGGGGACGCTTTGTGAGTGCCGCCGACGTGAGGCGGAGTTGCTGGAGAAGCGCGTCGAGCGCGTCAACTTTGAAGCGGACCTGAAAAGGCTTCGGGAAACCGGGCTGTCGAGCCGGGAATATCTGCGGTACACCTTTGCGGACGACGATCTGCGGAACCGGGAGCATAGTAATCTCTGCCGCAAATACGTTGAGCTCTGGGAGCGCCACAAGGCGAACAATACGGGGCTTTTGCTGTACGGGGACACGGGGACGGGGAAGTCCTTTCTGGCCGGGTGTATTGCGAATGCGCTTTTGCAACATCTTGTCCCGGTAACGGTGATGAGTTTTCCGCAGCTGCTTCCTGTGCTGTATGACGGTGGGGAGCTTGCAAGACGGGCAATTAACCGCGTGAGCGCTTGTGATCTGCTCGTGATCGACGATCTGGGCGTAGAGAGCGGGACGGAGACGGCATTACAGCATGTTTTCCGGGTGGTAGATGCTCGCGCGCTGGCCGGGAAGCCGTTGATTGTGACGACTAACCTGTCTTTAGAGCGGCTAAAAGCTCCGGTTGATCTAGCGCACAAGCGGATTTATGACCGGATACTGGGGCTTTGTCCGATCCGGATCAGGGTTTCCGGGCCGTCTCGCAGAGAGGCAGAGGCGGAGGCAAAACGGGCCGAGGCCGTTGAATTGATGAGGGCGAAAAGCCTTGTGCTGGGAAGGAGTTAGAGTTTTGGAACAGCGAGAGGAGGTTGGCCATGACATTGGTGTCTTGAGTATGACATTCCATACAACATGGTCTATCAGAGAATATATAGGGGAATGGACGATGTTAGCGCTTTGCTTATGCCAGCAAGGAGGAAGTATGAATAGATTAACGATAAGAAACAGTGACGGAAGCGTGTCACAGCTTATGGATTTACGTTGGGCTGATGCGCTGGAGAAACTTGCCCACTACGAGGACTTGGAGGAGCAGGGGAGGCTGGTCGTATTACCTTGCAAGCCGTCAGATGTGACGGTGTACCAGCTTAGAGACAAGAAACATGCAAAAGGTGTTGGCGTATCGCCGAGACATATCAGTTGCACGATGGTTTGGTCTAATGGCACTTATGCACTGAAACATCAAGGGAGAGATGCGTGTACCTCGTCTGACTTTGGAAAAACTTGGTTTCTGACGGAAACCGAAGCCGAAGCCGCCCTCGCCTCAAGCGGGAAGAAAGGAGATTGAGCATGTTTTTACAAGTCGGAGATGTTTTTGAAGTAAAAGCGGGAGATAGGCTTTATACAAGTGTTCTGCGGGGAGACAAGCAAGGAACGATGACGGTTGAAGTAACAGTAGGAAAAGATATTTCGTCTGGTTCTACAGCTCATTTTGCAGGAGAATATGTCGTAGTTAAGGCTCGCAAATCCGGTGGTGGATACGGACATGGCCCCGTAGATTATTATCCTGACGGTCACGAGGTCACAGCAAAAAAACTGAATGACGGGAAATATGATCCTGAAGCAGTTGAAATCAAGTTCTATCAAAGCGGGTGCTTTACTGTCGTTTGGCCGAAGAATGTTCCAGTTTTAAGGAAAATGAAAAGAAAAAGGAGACAGAAGAATGAATAGACGGGACTTGTCTATGGACAAGTACGGAATCTCAAAGCACATGTACCGGGAGCTTTATAATTTTTGCCTCCAGTACGCCGAAAAGAAGACGCGCATTAATTCGGGGCGCTGGGGAGGCCGTAGAGGATTCACAGAGAGCCCGCCGGGCCCGGGCGTATCCGACCCGACCTACATAGCCGTGAACGCGTCAGAGAGGGCTAGAGAGGACGTGGAGGACATTGAACGCACAGTTAGAACCGTGGTTGATGGAGGGGAAGCGTATAAGGCGCTGCTGCTCAATGTGACAGCGGGAGTCCCCTATGAGCGCCTTGTTTCTCCGATGGGCAGGAACCAGTTTTTTATAGCGCGGCGGAAATTCTTTTACGAGCTCGCGCGGGTGCGAGGGATGCTATAAAAAATTTTTCTGATTTTTTGAAAAATGGGTACTGGAAGGACATACTTTCGTGCTAAACTAGTATCATCGAAGAAAAGGGCCCCACGTTGTGGGCCCTTTTTCATGTCTCTATTCTGCTAAAAAATCGTCAATGGCTTTGTGGATCAGCCAGCTATAGGAGATCCCAAGCTCGTCGCATTTGGCCTTGTACGCTGCCGCCTTGTCTTTCCGCAAGTTGATCTGTATGCGGTCATAGGTTTTAGCGTTGTATCTGGCCTTTACTTCGCTGCTGGTATGGGTTTTCCTTTTGGGCTTCAAATCTTTGCTTGACATCCTCAACCCCCCTTTGCTATAATCGAGAGCAAGAGGGGCTACCGCTGGCACGGTCGGCTCCACCTCAATGTCATAAGTATTTGAAGATGTGGCCGGTTCCTATGCTGTGGGGCTGGCTACTTCTTCGTTATCTGGATAACTCCGAAGATAACAACGGCTAACAGATTGAGCAGTGCAAGCGCTTCTAATACTGTCATGCTGTCACCTCCTATCTATGTAGATCGGAGGTCGAGCCGTTCCCCTCTTGCTGTATTTACTATATCATACATGAGTTAGTATGTCAATGCCTTTTCGCAAAGTTTTTTATTTTCTTTTGCCCTGTCCAGCGGTGGCACGTTGGATGGGCTTTTTCATTTTAAGGAGGGATTTTTGTGGGAGATACCACTATGACCGCCGTAATGGCCCGTACGGGCGCAAATAAGGTAATTGTAAAGGATGATTCCGAAATCACCATTCAGGACAGCACGGGCCGAGAATGGACGCTGGAAGAGCTAGCAAGGGCACTGAAACCGCGCGTGCGCAAGTTGTGTGAGGTCTACGTAACAGGAACCGGTTACAACAAAGCGGAAGCATACCGCGTCGTATATGGCAAGCAATCCGTGGATAAGGCCGCTGACGACTACCTGGATCCGCACAACTGTAACGTCATGGCCGTAAAGGTTATGAGGGCCGGCGGAGAGATGGCGAGGTTGTACATACGAGCGCTGGAGCGTTCCGCGGCGCGCGCGTCCGGATATACGCCTGAGACCATCGCCGCGCGTGTCGAGCACATCATGACGAGCCCGGACGCCTCGCCAGCAGATCGGCTGCGCGGCTGTGAGTTGCTGGCCAAGCTTTCCGGGTTTACGGGAGAAAAAGCGAATAATAATACACAAGTGCTTATTATTAACGGAAATGTGAACAATTTAGGGAAATAAAGCGGCGTGAAACCCTTTTATAGAGCGGGTTTGCTGGATGGAAATAAAAGGATTATACAAAATAGCAATTTTGGACAATTGGATTTTTGTGCGGAACAAGCGGGCGACGGCCTGTTTTATTTCCAAAAAATGAAGGGTATACCCCGGGCTCCGCTGTGCCCCTGATCTCGTATGCGTAATTTAAAGGAGGGGGGGGTGCTTTTTAGGGGGCGGGTGAGCCTCCCGGGGAGGGGGTATATATCCCCACCCATACCACCCTCAAAAAATCAGGGAAAATCCGTGAAACATGCATAAGAATGCGGGTTTACAGGGATTCTTCTTCTCCTCCTTTTCCCCTTCGCAAAATAAATTATAGATATATAGAGGGAGGAAGCCTGTGGAAAAGTCGGTTTTTTGGCTACACAATGCATGTTTCACGGATTTCAATAGGTGACATATTTTGTCACCTATTCCCGGTGTTTCATGACAAAATATGTCATGTAAAAAATTTCCAGAAGGAAGGGAGCGCGGGTGCCATATCTCGTGATAGACACGGAAACGGGGGAAGGTTTATATGAGATACATGTAGGGGACAGGATCGTGCGATCTTCCAGCGCGGAGAGATTCAAGCGGGAGCAGACGGAGACTTCCGGGCTAATGAAGGGGGCGCATTTTGTGAAACTGTACGACACCGCGGCGGAACTGGCGGCCGAAGATGAAATCGGAGTCTCAGGGTTGAGGCTCTTATTTTTTTTGATGCCGCGCGTGCAATATGAGAGCTGCGTGGTTGTGGGGGCCGCGGGGGAGCCGCTTTCCGCCGAAGGCATAGCGGCTTGTTTTGGCAGGGATGTCCGAAGTGTTCAGCGCGGACTCGCGGAGCTGGTAGAGGCTCAAGTGCTCGCGCGAGGGACCTGCGGGCGTCGCAAGTGCTACCTCATGAATCCATATTTCATGATGCGCGGAACGCGGGTCAACAAAACATTGGAGGCAGTCTTTTATGGCTCAAAGTGGAAAAAGAAAGCAGAGAGAAGGAACAGCCGGAAAGAAGAAGCCGGAAAAGATGGTGGAGGTGAGGAGAGATGAGAAGGGACAGATAACGGAGATCAGTCTGAACATCTTCCCGCAGCCCAAACAGATGGAGTTTTTCAACGCTACGACAACCTATGTGGCGTACGGCGGGGCGCGCGGTGGCGGGAAGAGCTGGTCAGTCCGAGGGAAGGCACTGCACATGTGCCTGAACTACAACCGGTTCCGCGTGCTGATTCTTCGCCAGACATACCCGGAACTCAAGGCGAACCACATTGACCCGCTCATGAATGAGCTGGTGGATGTGGTGGCGGATTCGGCCCGACGGTATGACGTGACGAAGGGGCGCGCGCTTTGTGTGTTTAACAAAGATGAAAAAGAACTGCAGTTCATGAACGGCTCAAAGATCGTCTTTGGGTACTGCGACACGGACGCGGACTGCGCCCGGTATCAGGGACATGAGTACGACATGGTCTTTATTGACGAGGCAACGCACTTCACGGAATACCAGTTTCACCGGCTGTCTGAGACATGCCGTGGCGTGAATGATTTCCCGAAGCGCGTATACCTGACCTGCAACCCGGGCGGCGTGGGCCACGGCTGGGTAAAGCGGCTGTTCATAGACAGGGAGTATGAGGAATACGAAAACCCAGAGGACTACTCTTTTATTCCGGCGTTTGTACAGGATAATCAGGTTCTTTTAGAGAGAGACCCCGGATATCTTCGACGGCTGGAGGCGCTCCCCTATGACCTCAGGCAGGCCGATCTTTTTGGGAACTGGGACATCTTTGAGGGCCAGTTCTTCAAGAGCTTCAAGGAAACTATTCACGTCATAGAACCGGAAGACATGACGGATATCCCGGCGGAGTGGCCGCGCTTCCGGTCACTGGATTATGGGCTTGACATGCTGGCGTGTTACTGGCACGCAATAAAGCCTACCGGAGAGGTTATTACATACAGAGAATTCTTTAAGGGGGAACTTCTCCCCTCTGAGGCGGCGAAACAAATCGTTGAACTTACCGGCGGGGAACCGGTGGAGTTCACCTATGCGCCGCCCGACCTATGGTCCCGCACAAAAGACAGAGGACGGTCGGTTGTAGAGATTTTCTTTGAGAACGGCCTGCGGAACGTCGTGCAAAGCGATAACGCCAGAGAAGCGGGGTGGTGGGACTTCAAAGAATGGATGCGGCCTTTCTACGACGAGACCGGGAAAGAGACCAGTGCGTGGAAGGTTTCGAGAGCGTGCCCGAAGTTGATCGCGCACCTGAAACAGGCGCAGGCAGACGAGAAGAATCCGTCCGATATGTCGAAGTTTCCACACTCTATCACGCATAGCTGCGACGCGATGAGGTATTTTTTCAGATCCAGACCGAGGCCGAGAGTGGAGGCTGCGGAATCCACGGACATCTTCACAAAATGGCACGGGAACCCGCAAGGCACAGGAGAAACAACTTATGATGGGTACGGTGATGAGTATTGAGAAAGAGCATACACACGCAGGACTTTTCCGGCGGGCTCGTGATAAACAAGCTGCCGCATAAGCTGTCCGACAACCAAACGCCCAGCGCGTTGAACATGCTCCCGTTTGACAAGTTGGGGATCATGATGCGGACGGGGCAAAAGTACATACAGAAAAGCCCATCGAATGGCGCGATCTACAACATGCGTCAGTTTGAGGGCTTTTTGTTTTTCGCCGCGCGGACGACTTCAAACGCGCACGGTCTATATTATACGAATCTTTCTGCGGCATCTCCTACATACACAAAGATTCGCTCTCTGACGGGTACCGGGAAAGGAGCGTTTTTCGATTTCGACGGTGCGCTCTTCTTCCTGAATGGAAAAGAGTACATCAAGATAACGGTTTCCGGCAGCACGGTCGCCGCTGCTCCGGTGTCTGGGTATGTGCCACTGGCTTTTGTCAACTGTGATCCAGACGGGACGGGGTACACAGCGGTGGAGAGCTTTAACATGCTCACCAACATGTACCGCATTCACTACATTCCGGACGGAACGAAAACGGCCTTTGTCCTCCCAAACACAGTGAATACGGAAAATCTCGGGAAAATCAAGGCATATTCCCTGTATCCGGAACGGACGCAGATTACAGCGTTTACGGCGGAGACAACGTCAAAAGGAAAGACGACGGTAACCTTCGATGAGGCCCCAGACTCTTTTGATTACTACATGGGAGGGAACACGCTGGAAATCATTGCTCCGGATGACACCTTCGAGGCGGACGCGGCGAAAGTAACCGGCTGCATGTTTGCGGAGGAGTTTGGCGGGTCTCTCGGTGGGCTCACCTCCGGCACGCGCGTGTTTATCACCGGGAACAAGAAATATCCCGGATCAGTATGGTGGTCAGGCGTTGCCTCGTCGGATTATAACGCGGCTGAGTATTTCCCGGATGTGAACGTGGAGATCATCGGCGATGGTTCTAAGCCCGTAACGGCAATGGCGAAAATGTACAACGAGCTAATTGTCTTCAAGGAACGCTCGATCCATGGTATCACATATGTTTCTTCCGGAGCTTCGTCGTCTTTTTCCGTCAGAGAAATCAACGGATATGTAGGCTGCGACATGCCCCACACGGTAAAGCTCATCAATAACCAGCTATGCTTCTCAAACACCTATGCAGGAGTTCATCTTCTTATCTCTACGCAGAACAACGACGAGCGAAACGTAGCGCCGATCTCCGCGAATATCAACCAGCCCAGCGAGATTTCAGACGAGGTTGTGGGGCTTTTGATGAATCCGGCGGCAACGCTCCGGTCTGCGGTAGCGATGGATGACGGGCGGCGCTACTGGTTGTGCGTTCCTCCGTATGTGTACGTATGGGACTATGGGGTCGCATCATACGAGGCATATTCCGACACGGAGAAAGCGCAAAACCGGCTGTCGTGGTGGATGCTGGACAACTTCAACGCGGGGTGCATCGAGAAGGTAAACGGAGTTGTCACGTACGGCTCTTCTCAGAAAATGGACTTTGTTGTCCCCAGCTCCGACTATACGGACTTCGGCACAAGGATAAATGCTTACTACAAAACGCGTGGATACGACGGCGGAGATCCCACCACGTGGAAGAATTTCAATCAGATCAGGTTCTCCCAGAAGACAACAGACGTGGGGCAGGCGGCGTTTACGTATATCGCCGACAAGCTGGATATTGTGGGAGAAACCACGACTTCCAAAACGTTTGACCTCGCCAAGTTTGCCTTTGATTCGTTTTCCTTTGAAACGGTTAACTATGGAGACATTCACGCGATATACCCGCGCCTTTCTAATACCGCCTATTTTGCTTGGATGGTAAGGAACGGGGAGGCGGGGGCAGACCTGTTTATAACGGATGTTGTCACGACGTTCTTTGTGCAGCACGCAGATTATTGAAAGGAGTGGTTTAAGAGATGGGAAATTATACAAGCATGGCCTTCAACCCTGCGAACGGTCTTGAAAACAGAACGACGTATGAAACGCGTCCGGCATCCGAGACCAGGACGCGGGAAATCCTGTCGGCCATGCCTGTACAGCTACAAAATTATTTGAACGCAACGCTGTTGCCGCAGCTAGAGACGGAATACTCGTTCCTGCGGTCGGCAAACGCAGCGGCCTCGCTGGGCGCGAACGGGGCTCTGATATCGTCCGGGTACCCGAACACGATACAGGGAGTCCTGAAGCAACTGCACGAAAACATGAAGGATGTTTCACAGGGTTCGGTAGCGGACGGATCCATTACGCTGGAAAAGATGGCCGCGAATGTTTTGTATTCACAGAACATCCTGCTTTCTGCCGCGCTGGTGTCTGCGCTGGGGAACACGGCCGAAACAGCGCTGGACAAGCTCAAATCCGCCCGCTGGTTCGGGTATATCTGGGATGCGTATTCCACCGAAAGTATAGGCGGCGAGGTCATCAACGGTCATGTGTTCACAGCGACCATTGAAAACAACCCGGACGGGGCTATGGCTTCCGACTTCACGCTGACGATCCCCTCTGGTGTTTCGAAGGTGTGCGTAGAGCTGTCCGGAGAAGTAGGCGGGGAAGGTTGGACAAGCGGGACGCTGTCTGCCAGCCGGAACGGAACATCCATCTGCACGCTGTCTCAAACACAAACATCAAGTTTTGTGCGCAAAGAGAAAGCTGTGTACGTAGCAGTGACCGGCGGGGACAAGATCACGCTGCGAGGAAGCGCTGTTGCGGCCGGAGGCGCACAGAACCCCAGACTGAAAGTGCAGGTGATCGCGTGAGACTGATAGCAAACGGGAAAGAGTTTCCGCCCAGCACGCAGCAGCTGGGATTCAGCGCGGAATCCCTCGCTGAAAAAGTATGGTTCATTATGTCTCCGGAGGTTGGAGGGCGGGAGCTTCTGAAGCTTGACGCAGTTCTGGAGCTTTGGACACGGGACGGGATGTCGACAGAGGAACCGCTGAAGTTCGAAAAGGGCCCGATTCCGGAGCCTGTCGACATCTGCGGGGCGCACGTGTTCGCGCTTTGGTCTCCGCCGCTCGCCATTATGTCCAGAACGGGAGACGTGTACGGACGCATCGTATTTTCCGGGACGGACGAAGTCACCGGAGACCCGGTAATCCTGAAGACAAGTCAGATTCATTTTTACATTCGCGCGGCGGATTCTGTAGACGGGGAGATTGAGGAAGCGTACCCCACGGAAATACAGTCTCTTCGTGGGAGGCTCAATGAGATAGAAACAGCGATTGAGGATGGTACGCTTAGAGGCCCGCCGGGGCCCAGAGGAGAACAAGGGATTCCGGGAGAAAAAGGAGATCAGGGGCCTCCCGGGGACACGGGGCCTGCCGGCCCGGCGGGGCCTCGGGGAATTCAGGGGCCGCCCGGCCCGCAGGGAATCCACGGACTGGCAGTCGAGGCGGACGGGCTGTACGCTTTCAACGTCAACGAAGAGGGGCATCTGATTTTGTATTACACAGGAGAAGAGGCGCCGGACTTTTCCATCAATGAGTCTGGGCATCTGATCTTGAATTTTAAGGAGGTATGAGATGGCCAGTATTGATTTGGGACAGGTCGTCGGCCCGCCGGGGCCGCAAGGCGAAAGGGGGCCGGAGGGAGCGACGGGGGCAACGGGGCCGCAGGGCCTGCAGGGCGAGCGGGGCCCGGGCAGCAACCCCAACCTCGTCATCAACTGGTACTTCGCCGACCCGATAGACCAGCGGGAAGGGTATGTGGTGCCGCCGGGGACGGCGTATAGAAACGCGGATAATACTATTAGCGGCGTAACAGACAACGCCTACTATCCTGCTAGGTGGGGAACGAACTACGCAGAGATTGTCGGCTTTACGACCGATGACGGCGAGCTTCTGTATTGCCTGAATACGGATACGGTGCGCGGCTACGTCGGCTCGGGGTATACGATTAATGGATGGCGGGCGAACAAGGTAACAGTGTTAAAAAAGGATGATTATGTCAGCGTTATCGGCAATGCAAGTGGCTCCTATTGGCTTTGTTATTTTGAAAACGAGTTCACTGACGGGTTCTTGGGTAAACAGATTACTCTTAGCGCGCTTGATAATAACGGAAACTTACACACAGCTAGTGAAAAGCTTCCAGAAACAAATCCTTCTGGCACCACTGCAAAAGCTGTAATCAACATTGGAGACGGGGTCTACTTGGACTTCATATATGGTGGTGTATCTGGCATGTGGTCTGTCCGGCTTTATTTCTCACAGGCGGGTAGTTCTTTTGATTTCAAAGTTCCAAAACTCGAACTCGGCGACAAACAAACCCTCGCCCGACAGGATGAAAACGGCAACTGGGTGCTCATCGACCCGCCGCCGAAGAAGGGCGCGGTGCTGGCGGAGTGCCAGAGGTATCTGTTGCCGCTAGTGTCAGATCAGGTTATTGCTCACGCGATAGGAACGAACACTATATTTTTCTCCATACCTATTCCGGTCACGCTTAGAGCGACCCCGGCCCTTATAGGCGATCTTACTGTAAAAAACATGAGTGGAGTCGTGCAAACCGGGTTTACTTTTTCGGTGTCGTCCGCATCGGCAAACCGAGTTGTTATTGCAGCAACAAAGGCGGCGCACGGATTGACGTGGGCGTATCTAGTTGCTTCTCCAAGTACATTTCTGAGCGCTGAGTTGTAAGGAGGAACCGACATGGAAGAGATTTATAACAGGCACTACATCCTGACTGACGAGCGAAACCGCATCACGGACGGCTGGTCTGACGGTATTTTCCCTGACAGGTCGAACCCTGCGGCAATCTGCATCAACGAACAGGGCGGGTATCAGTTCCGGCTCAAGTTCGCAGACGGTACGCTCTCCGAGGAAAACCAGCCGCTGTACGAATGGGGCTACATGATCCCGCTGTACGCCTATGAGGACGGCGCGGTAAGAGCCCGGACGCAGGAGGAAATTGACGCGGATATTGCTGCGCTGCCGAAGCCCGAGACGAAGCCGTCAACCGATGATATTCTCAATGCTCTTTTGGGGGTGACAGAATGAACAAGCTGCAGATCGCTGAACAGTTCCGCAGAGCGGTGCAGATGTTTGCCGCTGGACTGACGGAGGAACAGGCGATGGAGATTGCTACTATTTATGATGAGTGGGAACCGGGAGAAACGTATGCAGAGGGAGATTTTATCACGTTCGGAACGAACGGAGTAGGAGACCCGCAGTTATATAAGGTTGCGCAAGACCATACCTCTCAGGCCGATTGGCTGCCGCCGGACAATCCGGCGCTGTATACGCCCATAGGGCTAGATGAATCCGGGTATCCTATTTGGGCGCAGCCTACGGGAGCGCACGACGCCTACAACACCGGAGATGTCGTCGATCGTGAGGGAACGCTTTACGAATCGCAGATCGATGGAAACACGGCTGTCCCCGGAACGGATGAGCGCTGGTGGAAGGTATATGTGCCGGAGGTGGTGTAAATGGGACGATTGGAGCTTAGGTATCCCGTTGACTACATAACCATCGTGCAGCCGTACAAGCCGGCTTCTCATTGGGGGATGGATTTGGGCTATGGGGCATCCACTGGCCCGAACCTTCCCATCTGTGCTGCAGCCGACGGAGAGGTCATTTCTGTGGTAGACGGTCGCGGAAACAGTGCCGGCGGGGGGTGGGGGAACCGCGTACAAATTTACCACGGGAACGGGTTCTACACCCTGTACGCTCATTTGAAAAGCGGATCCCTGTTGGTGAAGAAGGGCGACCGCGTTACCCGCGGACAGCAGATCGCAAGGATGGGGAATTCCGGAAACAGCTACGGGCCGCACCTTCACTTCGAACTGTACGAGGGAGGAACGGAGTATACAAATCCGAATTACCGAATCGACCCCGCGCCGTACTTATTCGTTTTCCCCGGGCAGGAGATTTCAAGCCGGAACGATTATCCGGAGCTTATTCAATACCATGAGGAGGAAGAGGACGTGCTCACGCAGGAAAAGTTCGAAGCGATGTACCAGAAAATGCTTGAGAGCAACCGGGAAAAGGAGCAGAGCGAGTGGAGCCGGCTGGAAGGGCATTGGGATAAGGCGGTCGCTATCGGCGTGTTTGACGGAACGGCACCGCAGAACCCGATGACGCGGCAGGAAGCCGCCGCGGTGCTCGGACGGCTGGGGCAGTTTGGCAAAGGGGGTGCCGACGATGCAGTTTGAATGGGACGTAGTCGTCTACATCCTTGGCCTCGCTACCATGTGGGGGAGCATAACGCAGCAGGTTCGGACGTTGGAAAAGAAGGTGGAAAAGCACAACAACCTTGTCGAGCGTATCTATAAGATGGAGACGACGGTGCAGGATCAGGGTCGAGACATCGACAGATGCTTTGAGAAAATCAGATCCATTTTTGCCGGGGACAAAGAATAAAGGAGGAATAAAAGGTGAAAGAATTTCTGAAGAAACTGACAAGCCGGAAGTTTCTTGCGGCGCTTGTTGGCGTGGTAGCTGGACTGGCAATCGTGTTTGGCATTGACGAAGGAGCCATTACCGCAGTGTGCGGCGCGGTCATGTCAGCGGCATCACTCGTCGCCTACATTGCCGCGGAGGGGAAGATCGATGCTACGAGGGCGGCCCAGACCGCTGAGAGCGTACAGACGGCCATTGACGCGATTAGAGTGATTGAAGACCCGTTGTCGACGAAGCCGCCCGAAGATCGTCCCATGACGGAAGAGGAATTTGCGGATTTTATTTACAATCAGTTTGAGGGAGGGCCAGTGCCCAGCTACGAGGAATATCTTGCGAAATGGGGGAAGTAACCCGTGACGGAGATTTTCAAACAGTTCACGGACGGACGGCGCTTCAAGCAGTCTATGGCGCCGAAATCTCAGTATCTTCTGGCGGATGAGTGCTCGGCGTTCTACAACGGCGACCAGTGGCGAGGGGTTCCCGTAAAGGACACGAACCCCACGCCTGTTCTGAATGTCGAGCGCACGATTGTGAACCGGAAAGTCGCGGAGATTCGCCCGTATTCCGTTTCTGCTCGCTACCGGATTGATTCTCTTCCGGAGAACCACCCGGCAGCGGAGTACGTCTCGACGGCGCAGGATGTCCTTAACGGAATTGCAAAAGCAAAATGGAACGCGCTCAACATGGCGACCTTCTCCTTGAAGGCATGTACACAGGCTGCGGTGGAAGGAATGGCTGTCGCTTACACCTATTGGGATTCCGGGTACGAATCGTTTTCTGCTGACGCGCTAGAGAAGATTCGCGGAGATTTTGTCACGGAGCTGATTCCCGCGGTGAATATCTATCTGGGCGCTCCGAACGTGTCCGACATACAGACTCAACCGTATATCATTATCGCCATCCGAAAAACCGTGTCAGAAATCAAGGCGATTGCAAAGGCAAACGGGAAAAATGAGCAGACGCTGAAGCGGATTGTCCCGGATTCTCTGTATGAAACACAGGTTGGAGACAACCGCTGGCTGGAACCGTCGGGAAAGAACGACGAAGAAGGACGAGCCATGATCCTTTATCGGTTCCATAAAAAAGACGGAACAGTATATTGCTCTTGCTCGACGATGGAGGTTGATATCTTCAAGGACAGGGATCTTCGGTTGTCCAGATATCCAATCTCTACGTTCCTCTGGTGCGAGATGGGGTCTCTCGGATACGGGATCCCGGAGTGTTGGGACATCCACAAGAACCAGATCGCAATCAACCGGGCTATGGGTTCTTGCATCAAGAATTTGCTGCTGACGGGATCTCCGAAACTGCTCTATGATAACACGATGATTCACGGCTGGACAAACCAGATCGGCGGCACTCAGGCCGTCAACGGGAATACATCGACGGCGGCCCGGTTCGTAGACCCGCCCCGAATGGGGAGCGAGTCAATTGCCATTGTGGAGTATCTGTACAAAACCACAATGGAGATGAAGGGTGTATCTGACGCGCTCATGGGCACTTCGACCTCAAACAGCGCAAAAGCGCTGGCGCTTGTTCAGGCGCAAGCTTCACAGTTCCTGAAACTGGAGCAGGAGAAGTTTTATCAGTTCATCAAGGACATCTTCTCAACGTGGCTGGACTTTTTTAAAAACCACTATGACGTGGATCGGGTTGTTCGCATCCCGAACAGCATGGGAGAAGAGCAGTTTGTGACGGTGAACGGCAACCTGTTCGCGGACATGCCGATCTCTGTTTCTATTGATGTCGGCACGGGCGGAGAGTGGAGCGAGATGTCAATGGTCGAATCCATCCTTGAAATGATTACAGCCGGACACCTCGACCCGCTGACAGGCTTTGAAATGCTGCCGTCCTCCTACTTCGCCAACAAACAGAAAACCCTTGAGACACTGCGCAGGAATCAGGCCGCTGCCCTGCAGATGCAAGGGAAGATGGGCAACTCGTCAGGCCCTTCCGATGCGGCATCCTTGGTGGGGGCTGCTTCTGTAGCCCCGCCGGGCGCAGACGCTTCTAGCGTCCCTGTCCCGCAGGTATAATTCACAGAAAGGAAGAAAGAAATGGAAGAGAATATCACGACTACAAGTGCCGAGGTGGAAACTCCGGCGGCAGAAACTCAGACGGCGGAGAATGTGCCCGCTGAACACGCGGAAGAAGGAACCGCCGCGCCGGTTGTGGAGCCGGCAGAAACCTATCCGGATATCGCGCCCCCTCCGGCAGCCGACCCGCCGACAGAGGATCTGCGCGACGTCGTTCTCAGGGCTCTTGCGCAAGATCAGGGCTTTGAAGACGTAGGGGCATACATGACCGAGGTGAGCAAGTTCCTCGATAATAAGCGGTATGCCGAACAGGCGGCGAAGCTCAAGGAAGGGAAAACGCTTGATGATCTTGCCGTAGAAGCGGCCCGTCTTAAGGAAAAGGCGGACGCGTTCGACCGGCAAAAGGATTCAAGCGACCGGTTTGTGCGGGAGATGAAGGAATTTCAGCAGGCGTATCCGGGAGTGAGGGTCACGCCGGAGGCCGGTGAGTATTACCGGCGCGGTTACAGCTTCATCGATGCGTACAAACTCGCGCAGTTCGACGCGCAGGAAAAGGAAAGGAGGGTACAGCAGTCAAATGAGGCGAACGCGAAAACGACCGTCGGCAGCCTTGCTGGTGGCGCAGCCGAGGACGCAGGACTGACAGACGATCAAATTCGTAGCATGTCCCCGTATGAGCTGGCAAAGCCGTCCGTGTGGGCGCGTGTTTCGGCAAAACTTTTCAAGAAGAAATAATGAAAAAAAGAAAGGATGAATAATCAATGTCTATCAACAACATGATCCCGAACCTTACTGCCGCGCAGATTATCCGGACGCTGGAAGATAATCTGGTGGCGAAGAAAATCTGCGACCAGACCGCCGCCGGAGAGGTTAAGAAGAAGGGTGATTCTGTCACCTTCCCCTCCCTCGCTGACCCCACGATCAGAAACTACGCTGGCACGGTTGATTACGAAGGTCTGCAGGATGCCGGCGTTACGCTGTACATCGATCAGGCGAAATATTTCGCGTTCGAGATCGGCGATATTGAAGCTTACCAGGCGACGATCGACGCAAAGAGCTCCCAGGCTTCCCGCGCCGCCTACGCTCTTGCGAAGAGCGCCGATGAGTACGTGCTTGGTCTCTACAAGAGCGCCGGAAATTCCATTGGGAATGGCAGCGTAACGGTCACGGAGCAGAACGTCCTGTCTACCATTGCTCTCTTCGAGGAGAAGATGATGGAAGTCAATGCGGACGGGAAAAACCTCTGGATGGTCATGCCGCCGTTTGTCAAGATGTTCCTGCAGCTTGCCGGCGTGAGTTTCAAGATCAACGAAGGGATCAGCGGCACCGGCGGTCTCGCGTGGACGTCTGACTTGGGCTTTGACCTGTACATCTCGAACCTCATCCCCACGACCATTTCCCAGGACAAGACGATCTACCACCCGATGGCCGGCACGAAGAACGCCATCGTGTATGCAGATCAGATCGTGGACACGGAGACGCTCCGACTGGAGACGAAATTTGCCAATGCAGTTCGCGGCCTGCACGTCTACGGCGCGAAGGTTATCCGCCCGAAGGAGCTCGTGACCGGCCTGCTCGTTCGCGGTACGCCGTCCACGATCTAACAACCTGAAAAGAGAAAGGAGAAATAAAAATGGCTGATATTATTTGCACCAATACCCTTATCACGGAAGAGTTTGTTCCCGCTTCTATCGTTTGGAACGATGGAGACGTTGCCGGAGCTCAGAAGTTCATCATCAAGCCCACCAGAAAAGACCTCGGGCTCGTTCTGATGCTCACCGCGGCCAGTAGGGCGACGTACTCTTTCCTCGGGGACAGTGTCCTCGGGATGCCCGCCGGACTGAATGACGAGACTGTGAATGTTGTCCCGGCTGACGGCATGGTCGTGCTCAAGGTGGACACCGCGTTTATCATGGCGCACGACGGAACGATCACGCTGGAAGCGTCCGCCGGCACGGGATTCTCTGTTGCCGTGGTGGAAAACGCCATCGCTGTTTCTGTGTAAGTTCGGCAGATGAAACATGGAGAGGAGCCCACATGCTCCTCTCCAGAATTTTAGGAGGGAATTCATATGGCCGCATTGCAGGACATCTACAACCTGACGATTGACCTGCTGGACAAAAGAGACGGAACGGGAACGCTGGATGAGAGACGGCTCGGACAGATCAGGGCGAAGTTCCCGCAAATCGCTATGCTCGTCATGCTTGAAGTGGCAGAGCTTTGTAACAAGCCCATCGAAGACCCATACATTATGGATTTTTCCTACGACGTAAATCTTCCGGACTTTCCCGCACTGTCCGTCATGCCCTACGGGATCGCCGCTGAAATTGCACGGCAGGGCGGAGACATGGAAGCTTACTCAGCACACGCACAGACCTACACCACGATGAAGAAGAAAATCAGGCTCCCCATGCGGGAAACTGCAGATGTGGAGCTGTTACTCGCTGGGCTTTCGGGACGCGCATAAAGGAGGTTGAGCTATGGCAAGCAGCTACACGACAACCCGCGGAAATACCTACGCAAACGTAGATGACTATATTAAAAAGACCGGAACGGTTGTTTCGGATGCAGACCGGGCGCTGATTGATGCGAACCCGGACTTTGCACAGATCTTCTATAACCAGAAGGACGCGTGGCATACCGGGAACGACCAGCAGAAGAAAGACGCAAATACAGCGCTAAACGATGCGCGCGCGTACTACGGTGGATACACTGGAGGCCAGACGGGGACGCAGACCGAGACGCTTTCCGCCTCGTGGCCAAAAATGGCCTCACAGCTGCAGGGACGCGCTGACAACGTACAGCGCGCTACAGATGCGCAGGTGCGCTTGCAACGGGCAAATATCGAACGAGCGAGGGCCGATGCGCAGCAGCAGATAAAAGACAACACCGCTGGGTACTTCGCTGGCCTTGCCGCGCAGAACGAAGCGGCCGCGAATCAGGGTTGGAACCCGATGGGCGGGCAGTCCCGAACGGAGCGTGCCAGAGCTCTTTCCCAGATGCAGGCACAGCAGAACCAGATTCAAAGTGATCTTCGAAACACGGAGGCGCAGTACGAAGCGGCTATCGCCTCGCTGGTTGCCAACGGGGAGTACCAACAGGCGCAGATGGTGCTGGAAAACCTGAACGCGCTGCGCGACGAGTTTTCTAACATGTATTCTCGTGACTACGGGAACCGGCAACTGGCGGAGAACCAGCGGCAGTTTAACGCGACGCTGGCGGAGAGCCAGAGAGAGCGGGAAATGTCCCGGGCTATGGAGCTTTTCCAGATGGGGATTCCCGCAGACGAATCTATCTCCGAGATTCTCTCCGTCCCGGTGGGGTCTACCATCTATGACTATATCCCGAAGACCACCTATTCAGGCGGCGGGACCGGTAGTAGCAAGAACTCGATCGGTTCAACTTATGGATATATTAAAGACCGCTACTCAATGGAGGAAGCCAGAAACCTCTATTATCGCTATTTGAACGGCGAAGACCTTTCTATTGATGAAATGCGGGCAATGGAAGCATACGGACTTATCCCGGAGTCGACTTTTACTGATAGCGGAATATACCCTGACGAACTGACAAACTATACGGTTCTTCCTTCTGAAAATGTAAATAGGACTCGGCAACTGTCCAGTATGATTAACACCGGAGAGGATTGGACGGCTCCGGATAGATATAGAAAGAATCTCGGGGGCGTTCAGCAGGAGGCTCAAGCGATTGCGTCTGCTACCGGCAAAGATGCGGCAGCGGCCTATCTTGCCAATGCGGTGAGCGGTGGGTTAGCCTCTATTGATGAAGCGGCAGAAATTGGAACCCGACTGGGCATTCTCGATTAGACAAGGAGAGAGAGTAAATGACCGTTGAAGAGTTTAAGAGGTTGGCCGGTGGGGGAGACCCTGAACGGGTAACGCCAAATCAGCACACCCCGCAGCTCCGGGACATGATCGAGGGCGGGAAAGAATACAAGGTGAGTTTGAACCAGCCGTTTACGCGCCCGGCCGCGCCCGCCATTGAGCAGCCTTCCGGTCAGGAAAGAATCGGGAGGTTCTTTTCAGATTTTGGGGACTGGCTCAAAGAAAAGAGCGAATCAAGCGCAAACACGGTAAAGAACACCCTGACAGGCACCGCGAAGCAGTACGCCGGGAACGTGGTTGGCGCTGTTTCTGGGCTTGATCGCTTGTTCCGCGGGACAGAACTGTCGGACGATTATACAAAAGAATACGACCGAATCATTGGGGAGCTGGAAGATTACCGGGATAAGATGCTGGCGGTGGGAAACGAAGTAGAAGCCAGCGCTGCGGAAGACCGGATCAAGGAAGAACGGAACCGCATGCAGCTTGGACTCGAACAGAATGAGAGTAAGCGAGAGCGCGGTGTTTTCGAAGCGCGGAAAAAGATTGACGAGCTGGCTGGAAAACTGTCTGAGGCAGGAGCGAAAGACCTTGAAACGGCGAAGCAGGGGCAGGGCAGCGTAAACTCCTTTGGTGTCGATGTAACCTCTGCCGGGATGGAGCTTGGCGCTGACGCCTTGGCAAACGCGGTCGCTCCGGGATTGGGCGTTGGGCTGATGGCAGCCAGAACATATGGCGGAGCACAGAACGAGGCGCTTTCTTCCGGCGCTGACGATGCGGCGGCCCTGCAGTATGGACTTAGCTCCGCTATGCTGGAGACGGCCACGGAAAAGATTTCCAACGTCGCAAAGCCATTTCTGAAAACCTACGGGGAAGGGATAAAAATACCCGCGAAGCTTTTAGAAGCGTCGGACGGGAAAACGGCTAATCGTTTGGGGAAAGCGCTGAACCGAATAAAAGGCGCGCTGGAAGAAACAGAGGGCGACATTAGCGAACTCGTCATAAACAAACTCGTGGACAAGCTCGGCAAGACGGACGCGGGCCGCCGGGTGATCTACAGGATTGCGAACATGGCGGCCAGCGGTCTTGGTGAGGGCGCGGAGGAAGCGATCTCCGAGGTGGTAAGCCCTATTCTCCAGCGGGCTATTTACGACAAAGACGCAGACCCGGCCGATCTTAGCGAGGTTCTGTATTCTGCCCTTGTGGGCGGCTTACTGGGCGCGGCTGGTGGCGCTGTAGGCGGCGGCCCAGCGCCTGCGACGCAGCAGGGACAGCAAACGACACAGGCGGGCGGAGAGCCTGTCACAGAGGCTCCTGCGGCCTCACAGACGGCCCCTGCGGTTCAGCAGGAAGAAGTCGCGCCTCCTGTGACACCGCCAGTGCAGACGGTCGAGGACGCGGCCCCCTTCCCGCAGCTTCGTCCGCAGCAGACGGAGCGGGAAGCGTTCCAGCTCCCGGACGTGCAGCCGCCGGTGCAAACAAGGCAGGAAACGATTGAGGAAGCGCAGGCGCGACTTCTTCCTCCGGTTCGGCCCCCGCGCACCGGTTCGCTCACAGACCCCGCCGTCGGCGCGACGAACAATGAGAACGGGCCTGTCCGAACTCACACAAGCGAGTTCTACTCCAACACCTTACAGAACACAAACAGGATCGGGGAAGAAGACCGCGCCGCGCTGAACCCCGCAGACTTCCAGCGGGAGGTCGTCACGGACGAACAGAACAGACGGACAGCGCGGCAGCGCCTTGAAGTAGACCCCGAGGGGGAGGTGTCCGCGCTCAGAGAGAAACCGGACTGGAACGATCAGGACGTATGGACGGCGGCGCAGATCACCGAGCGGCTCAGCCGGGAGGCCGCGTTCACCGGAGACCGGACGGCCCTCGTGAGCTGGCTGAAAACGGTAAGCCAGAAGACCGGAGACGTGGGCGCGTCACTTCGGAGCATCGGACAGGCTTTTTCCGGGACACCGGAGGGCGGTGTTCTGGAGGCTATTTCCTCGGTAGAGAGGGCAATGAAGGAGGTAAAGGCGAAAGAAGGAAGCGAAAAAAGCGGCGGGAAGCGGCTGAAAAAGCTGGATGAAGATGTGCGCATGGTGGAACAGGCTGTGACCGCAGCGCAGCAGAACGCGGAAGAAGCGGCGGCACGTGAGGGTGCGCGGCTGGCAGACAATGTGCAGGTCGAAACAGCGATACGAAAAGCCCTCCGTGAGATGGGCTTGAATCTGCAGCAGGTAGCGCGGATGAGCGAGCAGGAAAAGCAGGACGTGCTTAACCGCGTCACACGTGCCATTTTGGAAAAACTTCCCGACATTGACGAGCAAACAGCCCGGACAATCTCAGAGAACGTCATGAACACCTATTATGAAACGCTGAATACAACGGCCCGCGCTGAGCTTGAGCGCCGATTCTTAAAGGAGAATCCGGGCGGCTCGCACATGCGAAACAAGACAGCGCTGGATTCCGTGGTGGAGCTTATCAACATGGGTGCGTACAACATGGAGGACGTGCGGGCAGTGATCGCGAAAGCAAACAAGCTCCCGGCGCTTACCTCTCAGGAGGCGGGCCAGATTCTGGAGTATCTCACGGAGGCGAACAAGTACGAACCGGGGAGCTATGAGGAACGTATGTGGAAGGACAGGGCCGCGCAGGTGGCGTCCAATGCAATTCCGTCGACCTTTCGGGAGAAGTTTCGGGCGTTCCAGAGAATATCCCTGCTTTCGAATCCGAGAACGGTTCTCGTCAGAAATCCTCTGGGGAATGCTGTGCTGAGAGGGCTTGAGACGGCGCAGACGCCGCTCTCCGCCTCGATAGACGCGCTTACGTCTCTCGTGACTAAGCAAAGAACGCGGAGTTTTAATCCGGAAATCGGGGCGCAGCTTAAAGGGGCCGTGCAGGGCGTATCCGAGTGGGCACGAGACGTAAAGAACAAAGTAGACACGTCAAACACAGCGCAAAAATATGATTTTCGTTCCGGGCGCGTACTTAAAAACAAGGCGTTGAACTGGCTGGACAAGTCGGTCTCGTACGCCTTGCAGATCGGTGACAGGCCCTTCTTCCAGAGCGCGTATGAAGGACGGCTGGCGGAGTTGAAAAAGCTCGGGTATGAAGAGGCGGCTGCAAAAAAAATGTCGGAGCTTTATGCGTTGGAGCAGACATTCCAGAATGATTCGAAGGCGGCTTGGGCCATGTCGGAGATTCGCAGGATAATTGACAAGTGGCTCGGGGTTGGCGGCTCTTTGTTACTTCCGTTTTCTCAAACGCCTGGGAACGCCCTTGACAAAATGCTTGACTATACGCCGGTCGGTCTCGTGCGAGCTATGACAGAGCTGGCACATGGAGTGAAAAACGGAAAGCTTGACCTAAAGTCCATTCAGGACGCGGACTTATCGAAAAATAAACAATTTAATCAGATTCGCTTTGTCAATTCGCTTTCTCGTTCTGTGACGGGGCTTGGATTATTTACCATCGCGTCCGCTCTCGTGTTAAAGGGAATCCTGACGGGCGATAGTCCGGAGGACGAAAAAGAACGCGCCGCGCTTTCTGCGCAGGGATGGCAACCGTATTCTATAAAGATCGGGGATAAGTATTATTCCTATAACTGGGATTCACTTCTTGGCGGATCAATGGCTGCTGCAGCAGATGCGACAAACGCTCTTCGAGACCTTATTGACAAGAACTCGGAAGGGGTTGAGGATGAGGCGGACGCCCGGACGATTTTTGGACTTGCGGCAAAACTCAAAGAAGATGGCTGGGGCGCGGAAGACTTTTCGGCGTTTATTGAAAGCGCCGGCAAGGCGTATGTCAATACGTTTCTTAGTCAATCCTTTCTCGAAAGCGTGTTTAACTTCATAGGAGACTCAAGAGACCGGGCCGGTTCTTTTGCTGAGGGCATCCTAGGCTTTACGGATCAGGCTATCCCGGCTGCTGTCCGCGGCCTTGCAAATTCTATCGACCCATACGTAAGGGACACGACAGACGAATCAAAGATCGTGGCGCAGGGAAAGAAGCTCGTTTCCAGTATCCCGGGCCTGAGTATGACGCTTCCGGAAAAACAGGATGTGTTCGGAAACCCGGTGGAGAGGGAAGGAGGAAATTTAGCCGGTCGGGCCGCGCTCAACCTGCTGGCGCCGTGGAACCAGTCGAGCGAGAGAGGGACGGCAGAGACAAACGAGTTGCTCCGTGTCGCTCAATCTACAGGAGACAATTCAGCGCTTCTGCGGTATGCTCCTGATGCTATTTCAAATAACGGGGTTTCCTATCCGCTCACGGAGGACATGCGGCGAGAATACCAAAAGACTTACGGGGATACGGTACAGGCTACGGTCTCCCAGATCATGGCGCTACCAGAGTACCAGAACGCCACGGATGCAGAAAAACAAGAATATCTCTCTGTTGTGGAAGACTACGCCGCAGAGATTGCGGCGGCAAACCTTGTTCAGCAAAGCGGCGGGGAGTATAAGTTCGACAAGTGGGTTTCTGTAGCGAGAACGTCACAAGAAACGATGAAGATTCCGACCGCGGAATTTTTGGCATTGCGAGCTGAATATCGGGAGCACGCGGACAACCTGTCAAATGATAACTTCGTAAAGGCTGTTTCTGCTGGGATTCCAGCGCGCGCTTACATGGACTACTGCGTAAAGAGATCGAACCTAAAGCCGACCGATGGGCTAAAGAGCGTAAGCGTCACTCAAAAAGCAGAGCTTCTTGTTTCTCAGCCCGGACTTAGCGAGCAGCAAAAGATTTTCCTGATCGGACAGATCAGCGAGAGCCGCGGAGAGGATGCGCAAACTCTTTCTGAATACGGCATTTCATCTAAACAATTTGCGGATATCTGGTCGGAATACACAAAGATAGACAGGAGGGATGAACTGAAACCAAAAGACAAGGCGGTTGAGTTTAGTAAATGGCTCAACACGCAGACATATTCTCCGGAGCAAAAGAGGGCCATTCGTGAGAATTTCCCGTACACCTTCGGCGGGATCGTGGAGTATAATATGGGATTCTCCCTCTCTCTTCCGGAGATCAAGTTACCGGAACTGAAGCTCCCGGAGCTCAAGCTGCCGACACTTCGATAAGGAGGAAATATGACGAGCGCAAGGGTACGCTTACCAGAGGGGCTTGAGGGCCTTTTGCGCTCACAGATGGAGACGTGCATTTCCGAAGCAAATCTGGGAACTGATGATACCGGAATCGCCAAACGGTACCTCATCGACCACTGGCCGCAGATAGATATAGCGGCAGAATTGGGGTGTACGCGCTCCACCGTTTCTGGAAGAGTTCACCACATACTGGAAAAGGTGGAGCTCACGGCGAAAAAACTGAGGTTGACCTAAAACGAACATATCTTGAACTGGGGCCTGCCGTGTTTACACACAGTGGGCCCTATTTTTTTGTAGAATTTTAAGTGAAAGGAGGGGTTTCGCTGTGTTCTCCTACTACAATCCGAACCCAAAAAACAAGCGCGTAGGAGACTGTACAGTCCGCGCCATATCAAAGGCACTCGGACAAGAGTGGGAGGTAACATATGCGGGCCTCTTGGCAGAGGGCTTTCGTCTGTGCGATATGCCCAGCGCAAATCACGTTTGGGGAGCGTATCTCAGGAAGAAAGGATTCCGCCGGGATATATTGCCTGACGAATGCCCTGACTGCTACACCGTACACGACTTCTGTGAAGACCACCCCACCGGCACGTTTATTCTTGCGATCTCTGGACACGTCGTAGCCGTTGTGGATGGATGCTACTACGATTCATGGGACAGCGGAACAGAGGTTCCTCTGTATTATTGGCACAGAAAGGATGAGTAAACTATGTCTTTTGGAAACTACTACGGCGGATACCAGCAGTCCTATTGTCCGCCCGGCGGCGCGATGCCCGACATGCTGAACCAGTACAAGCATCTGTATCAGCCGGCGCCACAGACGCCCCAGCAGCAGGGAGGGAGCGGGCTACTGTGGGTGCAGGGAGAGACTGGCGCAAAGTCCTTCCTTGTAGCTCCCGGGCAGAGCGCTCTTCTGATGGACAGCGAGTCCATGCGGTTCTATCTGAAAAGCGCTGACGCGAGCGGAATGCCGATGCCGCTGCGCGTGTTCGAGTATTCGGAGGTAACCGGTCAGGCTCCAGCGGCAAGCGATCCCGCGCCCGATATGGGGCTTTACGTGACACGTGATGAATTTGAGCGCCGGCTCTCCGAGATGTACGGCGCATCTAAGGAGGAAGAGAAGAAATGAGCAACCCCCTGTTTGGTGCCCTTAACGGGAACGCGCAGCAGATGAATGACGGCGGCTTTTCTAAGATGGTGCAGGAACTGCAGAGTTTCAGGAATAGTTTTCGCGGAGATCCCCGGGCGGAGGTTCAGCGACTTATCAACTCCGGGCAGATGTCGCAGGCGAAGTTTAACCAGCTGGGGCAGATGGCCAATCAGATTATTGGCCTCATGAAATAGCGCGTGTTTCGGAGCCGGTGCACAGGCTCCGTTGCATAATAAAAAACCAACAAATATAAAACGAAAGGAAGTATGATATGTCTCTTACTACAAGTGAAATGACTCCCGCCGATATCGCGGCTGTTACGAATAACAACGGCGGCGGCTGGGGCGACAATGGCCTTTGGTGGCTGGCGATCCTGTTTCTGTTTGGCCGCGGCGGCGTCGGTGGATACGGCGGATACGGCGGCGAAGGCGGCGGCGGGTACGCCACGCAGGCGGACGTGCAGCGCGCCGTGGATCAGCAGACGCTTATTTCCAAACTCGACGGGCAGACGTACGGCCTTGCTGACGCCACGTTCGCCCTCAACAACACGATCGTCAACGGCTTCTCCAGCGCCGAGCTCTCCAGATGCCAGCAGCAGGCGGCACTCATGGCGCAGCTCAACAGCATGGCGGCAGACAGCGCAAAGTGCTGCTGCGAGACGCAGCGGCTTCTCGAACGGGGCTTTGCGGACACCAACTACAATCTGGCTACGCAGTTCTGCGAGACGAGACATCAGGCAGAGAAGAACACCCGAGACATCGTCGACAACGCCAACAGCAACACCCGTGCCATCCTTGATTTCCTCGTTCAGGACAAGATCAGCACGCTGCAGCAGGAGAATCAGGGGCTTCGTCTGGCGGCTTCTCAGGCGGCTCAGAACAGTTATCTGATTAACCAGCTGAGACCGTGCCCCGTGCCGGCGTACATCACGTGCAATCCCTATGACGCGTCCTATGGTCGCGGCCAGTCCTGCGGATGCGGTTGCGGCTTCTCCGCCTAAAACCTCATATCCGGTAACTTTTTCGTGACCTCACGAAAATGATCGGCCCCGAGCCGATATTACAAACCAGCGGCGGGGCATAGTTCCCCGCCGCATTTCTTTATATGAAAGGATGATTTTATGGCAGAATTTACAGCGGTTGCTTTGCAGACAGTGGCAGCCGGTCAAAACGTACTGTTTACAGAAACGCCCGTGTGTGGGACGAACTGCATTGTTCACCGCGCCGGAAGCGGCGTCGTTACTCTTCGGGGCATCACAAACCAGTGCCGAGCGCTGTACCGGATTTCTTTCGGGGCAAATATCGCGATTCCTACGGGTGGAACGGTAGGTGCCATCTCCGTCGCACTGTCTCTGGAAGGGGAGCCGCTGGCCAGCTCCACGGCCATTGAGACGCCCGCTGCCGTTGAAGACTTTTCGCACGTCTATGTCTCGGTCTTTGCCGAGGCCCCGAAAGGCTGCTGCGTGACCGTCTCCGTGACGAACACCAGCGGACAGGCGATCAACGTACAGAACGCGAACCTGATTGTGGAACGCGTGGCGTAAGAAAGGAGTGATATCATGAAATCGTTGTATGACCTGAAAGAGCTTCTTTGTAAGGAGCTGGAAAAAATCGCCCAAAAGGGTGAGCTTTCCGCCGGAGCGCTGGAGACCATCCACAAGCTGACAGACACCATCAAGAATATCGACAAAATCGAGATGCTTGAAGAGGAAAGCGGGTACAGCCGCAGCGAAGGCGACTGGGAGGCCCGCGGCTCCTATGGCCGGGGGATGAGCAGGGGAGGCGGCAGCTACGCCAGCGGTGACAGCTACGAGAGCGGAGACAGCTACGCCAACAGGGGAAAGCACTATGTTCGTGGTCACTACAGCCGCGCCAGTGGGAACAGCCGGGGCAGCGGCTGGAAAGACCACCTGATGGGGGAGATGGAAAAACTCTTGCGGGAGGCCGGCAGCCCGGAGGAACGCGAGGCTCTCCAGCGGTGTATGGATCAGATCGAAAAGGCTTGACGTAATTTATTTGCCGCCCGAGGGAACGCCTTCGGGCGGCTTCTTTTTCGCTACATCATTATTACATCACTTTTGGTGTAAAACTGCTGTAAAGTGCGTGCTATTTTGTACGATTTCGAATGGATAGAAAAACCGGGAAAGCCGCTTGTGAAGCTGTTTTCCGCTTCTGATGCGTCTTTCCCGGTTGGCGGAGAAAGAGGGATTTGAACCATTAAGAAATCCTTTTATAATGCGAGGTACATGCGATGCTACACGATGTTTACAACAAAGCCCTTTTTTACATCACCGCTATTCTATATCTATGCCGTATACCTTTTCATGGATTTTCTTTAGCTTGTTCTCTCGGAGGTCGGTGTATATGTCCATTGTAGTAGAAAGCTGCGCGTGCCGTAGAAGCACCTGCATTTCCTCTGGAGGGATGCCGGCCTCAAAAAGCATCGTCGCATAAGCGTGTCGGAACTGGTGAGGATTCGCAGAAATCCCCGCCTCTCCGCAGTATTTTTTCCACGCGCGATCAAACTCTGTGTTCGCCATGAGCCCGCCGTCGTTCCCCGGGAAGACTAGCCCTTTCCCGGGCTTTATCTTTTTCGCCAGAGCGTCCAGCAGCGGGACGGTTCCCGTGCTGGCAGCCGTCTTTGTCCCTTTCAGCGCCGGCCGGTTCCCCTTGTGGTATACGGATTTGTTTATGGTGATCCTGCGCTCCTTTAGATCAACGTCCTCCCACTCCAGCGCCAACAACTCCCCGCGCCGCATGCCTGTGTACATGGCCCAGTAGGCGAACATGCCGAACGTGCAGCCGGTGGACTCCTTCACGCGCTGTATGTCTTCCGGAGACGGAGATGTGATTTTCTTTTTCGGGAGGTTAGAAGGAACGGACAGATCGCGAGCCACATTGACAGGTACGCGGTTTGTCTCAACGGCATACCGGAAAATCAGGTTATAGACCATTAGCTGCGTGCGCACGGTCTTATCTGCGTGATCTTTGGCAAACTCTCTGATGTGTGCAGCGATTCGAGCCGGAGTTATAGCATTGATAGGCACGTCCGCAAAGTATAGGCGGGCGCGTTCTTTTGCCGGCTTGTAGCTTTTCGCCGTGTTGTATGCCAGCCTTTTCTCGTGGATGTCCCACCATTCGTCTGCTACGTCGGAAAACAACTCTCCTTTTTCTGCCTTCTCCTGATAGTCACGGAGCTTGCGTAGCACTTCCGCCTTTGTGCCGCCATAGAAATACTTCCGCTTTCCGTTGATATAAAGAGCCTCCTGCCAGAGGCCGTCCTTGCGTTTCGTCATTTTTCTGCCCCTAAAACCGGAACCAACCGACATCCCCAACCAACAGATCGACAGCAAACAGGATAAGGACGAACGCGACAAGCCCGACACTGGCCCAACGGTACAGATTCTTCTCCCGCCGCTGTTCCGCGATGTTACCCTTCAGCCATTCTATCTTCTTTTCTGCTTCTCGCTCCGCTTTTTCAACCTGTGCGGCTGTCTTTGCGTCCGACGCGGCAAGTTGTTCCCTTAGGGCGTCGGCTTCGCTCTCAGCTCTTTTTAATTCTCTGGACAGTTCTTCTGCCTGCCTATCTATGCCGTCCTCAATCTGTCCTGTCATAAGGAGAGAGGCAAAATGGCAGGGGTATTGCCCCCAGCAGCCGCCGACAAGGACGCGGGTTAGCTCCCGGATCGTAGAATGACGGGAATCTTGTGTCTTCCCGGTCATAATAGATTTGATCGTACTGATTGGTATCTGCGATTTTTCCGCCCAGTCCTCATACGTGAATCCCAACTGATGCAGCCGGATTCGTGCCCACTCGACCCAGCGATCCCAGGACATGGCAAGCACGTTCGGCCCGTCACAGGTGTCGGAGAAAAATGGACATTCCAGACACACGTCATAGGGTCGGCTTTCCGCCTCGTCCTTTTGCGCAATTTCCCTCATTTTCTTTGGCGCGTCAATGGTTATTTTGTACATAAGTTCAGCCCTCTGCGCAGAAAGTAGAGAATAGTATACCGATGCAATAGATAAAGACTATCCCTTGGAAAGGTGTTTTTCGCTGGTATAGTCGTGGTTTTCGGCATTGCTTATTCTCTGCTGTTGTGATAGGCTGATGGTGCCAAAAGGTCAACCTCAGCCCCTTATGGCACGACGCGCCGGTATGCAGTTTGGCGACTAGGCGCCGGCGCGTCGGACAATTTAAGTATTGCGGTTTTTCCGGGTATGTGGTATGCTTTCGATGGCGCTGCCAGTATTCGGTAGGCGGTTGGCCCCTGTGACAGGGGGCGGCTCCTTGTCCTCTGATCTCACGAAAGGAGGGCTGCCCGTGAGTACATCCGAAGTGTTACAGCTTTGTTTGGTCATCATTGGTATTTGTAGCCTGTTTTTTTCAGGTAAACAAAAAGAAGTAACCGCCCGGCTCCCAACCTGCGGTTACTTCTTTTAACTGTATGTGGGGGCCAACCGTCCCCCGGCAGCGCCCTTCGTGTTTATAGTATAACCGCTCTGTGTTTAGTTGTCAACCATCTTCCCCAGCTGGGGAAATTGCTTTCTTCTTGATTGATTGCTCGATCTGCTTTACGCTCTTATCTGGAGTGGGAAGGTCTTCCGGCATCGTTCCGCCTAAGTCCTTAATTGTCTCCCGAACCTTTGCGCCGACATCGTAGTGCGTCTGGTTGGCGAGTTCCTTCCCGGTGATCTTCTCACGGCGCAGCTTCTCATCTGTTTGTGTTGCGCGGAATAGATTAGCGGCGAGTTCGGTGCTTCCCATGTGGTCAAGTATCTTTTGGCTCTTCTTTAGCCCTTTTCTGGCGTGAATTTCTTTTGCGCCGAGCCCGCCGTACAAGCCCTGATACCCTTTGTTCTGGAATATGGCGTAGTCTCTCGGGTCTTCCACTCCGGCCATTTGTGCGGCTTCGGCGAGAGATTTGTTATGGTAAGACATCTCGCTGCGAATGGCAAGGCGCTTCTGATCTTCCGATAACTGCCTGAACTCATCTTCTATTTCCTGCTGGCGCGTCTTCACGGCGAAATAGGTCTGCCCTAGGGAGATGACTTCTTTTTGTGGATCCCCGTTCATCACTATAAGATAACACGCATATCGGGATAGTGCATAATCACCAATTTTCCTAGTCTTTCCCCCGCCTATTTTTGTGAAAACGGTGGTGTCACCGAAATGTGCAGAGAGATCAGCCCCGCTGTTTCTGCAGGTTTCCATAGCTCTGAAAATGGATCCTTCGAAATTCCGCCAATCAGCGTAGCCGAGCACCTTTGCAAGTTCCCTCGCATACCAGAACTCTTGTCCGCGCTCGTTGATATGTCTTATGCTCTCAAACGTTTCTTCGCCATATCTTTCTAAGTTTGTCATAGCACCACCTCCGCGAGCCCCTAACTGAAATATTTCTCCCTCTACAAAAATACTGGGACATCTTCGTACACGTTCGCACACGCTTCCGTGTTTGGTTGTCAATTACCAATTATGGCTAGTTATTATCCCGGGAACTCGCTGGCAGGAATAACGTCTGTATCCATGTTCCCGTTATACTGTTCTATTAACTCCAGAGACCAGCCTTGATAGTATTCGCCATCGAAATAGAATTCAAAGGTTCCCTCACATTTATTATACGACGTTTCACTTCCAAAATGGTGTTCCGTTCCGTACCACGTATCACCGCAGGCGTAATAAATCTCATATTCTCCTAGAGGGACCGTAACTTCTGCCGTAGAATTTGGCTTGATCATAAAAGACATGTCGTCTGTTGGTGATTTAATGTGATCTAATACAACATAATAGGATTTTCCGCGAGACGCTTTAATTGAAAGAGGCGCTAGACATTCAGACGTAGGCGTATTATAGATTTCGCCATTGTAAAATGTAACTGTGTCGTATTGCTCTTGATCTTTCTCTGTGCTCGAATCGCTTTCAATATTAGGGTTCTCTTCCGCTAGCGCCCATTTGCGTATTAGTATAATGGAAAAAACCACAATTAAAACAACGAAAAGAATAACAAGAATCCGAAGGAAGCGGGCTTTTCGTGGATGTTTTTCTCGATCTGTCTGGACTTCAATAAATAGATAGGTTCCAACAGTGTGAGGCGATCCAAGCGCCCAACGAAATTTCTCGTCCCAATAGTGTTGGCTCACCGCTGCAAAATCAACAAGGTTCTCCTGAGTAAGTCCCCAGCGTCCTAATGAAATAAATAAACATAATAGTGCCCCGATTAGAAGGCCGATTCTTGCGCCTTTTGGAAAGTAAAGAACGGTTACTGCAATAACGCCAGATGATAAAAACAGATGGAAAAAAAACGAAGAAACGTAGAAAGCGACAAGCCCTCCTTTACTAAATGGAACTAAAGCCTCCAAGTACTTTATTGCTCGAAAGGCGCACGTGACAATAAGGATGATTTGAAGGAGCGAAAAGGAAAATAAGGCAGCGCCAACAAAGAAGAAAATCACAATAAGTAAGAGAGGGGTATCTGCCAAAGCATTGTATAGTTGCTGTGCTAGCTTCCATTCTGGCGTATATATCTTCTGGAATAGAAGATAGCAAATTACTGCTAGAACAATAATTTGAATAATAAAGGTTTTGCTAATCCTTATATTTCTATCAGTATAGTTGTTCTGCCTTTTGTCGATATAGTCCATATTCTTATTGTTTTCTTCGCCCATTTCAACACCCCCTACTCTAACGTCACTGAAAACCTCCGATTATCTTTGTACACATTACATATTGAAATACACGAACGGATTTTCTATAATCAACACAACAGACAGAAATAAGGAGTTGCACTAAAAGAAATGAACAGCAGGTTGACCGAGGAACAAGCGAGGGAGTATGTCTCTCAGCTCACGCACGAAGAAAAGCTTATTCTTTTCGAGATGCTAAAATCCCTTGAACGAACGCGTCAACCTGCTTCAGCTCTTCAGGTTCCAGCGTGACGAGCCTCTTTATAATATTGTTGTCAAGCTCATCCTCTGTGAGGGTGGGCTTTTCTTTTTGCCCTTCGCCGGTTAGGAGGTATTCGACCGTGGTATCGAGATAGTCCGCGACCTTCTTCATCTTGTCATAACTTGGGGCGTGGTCATCCCATTTGGCCATTGATCCCCTTGTGAGGCCTGCTTCCCGTTCCAGTCGATTTATTGAAATGTTTCCCTTCTTCTCTCTGAGCAGGCGTATACGTTCAAGCAAAGACATAATAAGTCCCCTTAATTTTTACGAATAAATTCGCAAAAACATATTGACAATTACGAATATTTTCGTATAATAGAAAGTGCAGGCGGGCTGCTGTACCTTCAAAAACGCACGCTGCCGCCGAAAATGTTTACTTGTGTCGGTAGCATTAGTTTAGAACATTTTCGCAACTTTGTCAATAAGGGGGTAAAAAATGATTGTGAAAAACATTGAGAGGCACTGCGAGGAACGCGGCCTCTCTATCTCTGGCCTTGAAAAACAGCTTGGCTTTGGGAACAGTACAATTTCCAAATGGACGCGGTGCAGCCCGAGCGTTGATAAGCTGTCCGCTGTTGCAAGTTTCTTCAACACCACCGTAGACGAGCTGCTGAGGGGGGAGGGGGAGGAAAGCTAGTTTCTGTCCGGGTCGTCTGATAGACCAACGAGATAGTCTAAAGAAACTCCTAATTCGTCGGCGATTCCGCAAGCATCGTGGAAGGTTAAATAATGCTTATTATCAGCTATAGCTTCCAGAAACTCAATATCTACGCCGCCGTCTAGCAAATCAACTCTGTCAAAGTTTGGCAGTATTTCTGATAGCCTTTCTCGAAAGCATTCTTCCCAAGAGCTGGAGAAGGAGACTTTTGTCGGGTTATCAGACCGGCCAACCAAATAGTCCAGGCTAACGTCGAAGTAGCTGGCTAAGCTAATGAGTATGTCAAAAGCTGGTTTTCTACGCCGGGATTCATAATGTTGAATAGCAAGCTCGCTTAATTGCAAATCAGTTGCAAGTTGCTTTTGGGTCAAGCCGTGTAATTTTCGGAGCTGCACTAAACGCTCAGAAAAGAACATGACAACACCTCCACAAAAACGAAAATGGTATTGACACATACAAATGTTAGTGTTATTATAACACCATAACACATACAATTGTTTGTGTTGAATCCGGAAAGAGAGGAGAACGTGAATATGAAGCTGCGGGCGGCCCGCGAGCAGTCCGGCAAGACACAAGCGCAGGTCGCAAAAGAAGCAGGGGTATCTGAGGTATCGTACCAACTGTATGAGTACGACAAACGAGAACCCGGCGTGCGGACGGCGATTCGCATTGCCGCAACGGTGAATAGCACCGTGGAAAACCTGTGGGGGAGGTGAAGTATGGTCAGAATGATTCGGCAGGAGCGAACAAGGCGAGGATGGTCTTGTGAATATGTCGCTGAACGCACTGGCCTAACTGCGGAAGCAATACGCTTAATCGAAACCGGAGAAAGAAATCCCTCATATCCTGTTCTGATTAAGCTGGAAGACCTATTTGGATTATCCCATCGGCAACTGTTCGGCGCGGCAACGCCGGACATAGAAGAAAAGCCCGGCGGCAACCGGGCAAATCCATAAGTACAACCAAAGGATAGCACAAAAAGCCCGAGGAAACAACACTATTTTTTTAGATAACGCAAGTAGAGACGGGAGAAAAAGAAATGGAAGAAACAATCAAGGCGTATAAAGGCATGAAGCAGGACATGACCTGCCGCGGCTTCCAGTATGAGCAGGGGAAAGAGTATGAGACAGCAGGAGAAATCAGAGCGTGTGAAAACGGGTTTCATGCCTGCGAAGACCCCCTGGAGGTTTTCAACTACTACCCCCCTGCTACAAGCCGGTACTTCGAGGTGGAGCAATCCGGGGAGATCAGCAAATCAACGGAAGACACAAAGATCGCCTCCAGTAAGATCAAGATTGGCGCGGAACTCGGAATACCAGGACTGGTCAAAGCGAAGGTGGAGTGGGTGAAAGCGCACACTGCGGAAGAACACGCTGCTCCAAAACAGGCCACCGCTGGAGAGTATGGAGCCGCCACCGCTGGAAACCGTGGAGCCGCCACCGCTGGAGAGCATGGAGCCGCCACCGCTGGAGAGCATGGAGCCGCCACCGCTGGAGAGTATGGAGCCGCCACCGCTGGAAACCGTGGAGCCGCCACCGCTGGAGACCGTGGAGCCGCCACCGCT